ACGGAATGGGCGGGTGAGTTTGTCAACCGCATTAAGAATGACCTGCAGGCGCAGGTTATTATCACTCATCGTTGGCCCCGCTTCTCTGAATCGCTTTATACCGCCATTCCAGCACTTCGGTCAGCGGCATAACGTCAGTAACGGATGGCGGCCAGTGAAAGATGGTGGCGATATCTGCCACCAAATCGTCAACCGTCAGGCTGTCGGTAAACCGGCAAGCACCGACTTCTTCAACAAAAAAGTGACAACCTCAACCGACATGGCAGTGAGATCTGCCGGGTCCATCTCTGCAATTTCCTGTGCAGTCAGTGCCGGACTGGAAATGCGGGGGATCACGGTCATCATCGCGTTAACATCCATATCCATAATGGCCTGCAGGCGTGTACCGCGCAGCGCACCGGACTGCGGTTTACGCAGCACAATTTCGGTAATTTCTGTTTTACCGCGCATGATGGGGGTATCCAGTTGAATGGTCTTTTCAGTCTGCTTATCGCTCATTTTGTTGTCCTGTAAATTGGGTTCTGGCGCGGTATCCCGCGCCGTTCAGATAGATCAGAGGCCCAGGGCGTTACGGTGCGCCTCCATCAGGTCCACGCCGTCAACGATTTCAATCATGTTGACCAGATCGACCTCATAGAGCACTTCACCGTTGATCGTCAGCTTTGCGTAGCTGTTGGTGCTGCTCACTTTGGTGGTGTTGCTTTCGCCCGTCTTCCACTCACCGGAATCCACTTCTTTGTGACGTCCACGCACCACAAGCTCCACGGCCTGCACTTCCCCGGTATCGTCACGCTGGATAGAGCCGGTAAAGCGCAACTGGATGCCATCCACCGTGGCTTTGCCCATCTGCTTAAACAGCAGCAGTTCAGTACCACCAATGGAAAATTCTGTGTCCAGCGCACTGTCATCAAGCCCCAGATCCACATCCACTGCCCCCGGCATTCCGCCGCCGCGATACTTCTCATATTTGCGGGTGAATTTCGGCAGCGTCAGCGACTCAACGATCCCCTGCCAGTTGTTCCCGTCGTTAAACAGGTTCAGGTGTTTTAATTTGCGTGGTAAAGCCATGTTGTCCCCTTACGCGCTGACCTGGCTGGCGAAATTCACCAGGTACTGATCGGTGATGCGCTGACGCAGCATCAGGTTTTCAAGTGGCGGCACTGGCGTGTAGTCGTAGTCGATCGTGAGTCTCCCGGCTGTCAGAGTGTCTTTGTCGTTCACCGACTCGTCCAGCCAGCAATCACCACCAATGAGATACCCCTGACTGACCAGGCTGCGCATTTTGGCGCGGATACCTTCGATAATGTCGCGAGCCAGCGACGGATTCAGCGGTTTGTCCACCGCCCACATGTGCGCTTCTGCCATCGTGTCCGTCAGTACCTGCGCGGTTCGGGTGTAGTTTTCGAAGGCAAAGAGCGGATCATCGCTCAGACAGCGGGAACCCCAGAAGCGGAAACCGTCTTTGCGGATAAGCGTGGTAACGTCGTTCTGGTTAAGCAGACCTGCATCGGTTGCCGGGTCCTGCAGATCCCAGAACACATCAGCAGAAATTCCGGTGACACTGTTCACGCCCACGTTGGACAGGCTTTTGTGCCATCCGGTCTGCTCATCAATTTTGGCGCGCAGACCGAGCGCACGAGCGGTGGCATATGCCGTTGCTTCGGCATTCAGCACCGTGTCCCAGCCCGTAAAGTCAGGCCAGATCAGCATCCCTTCGCGCTGGCTGAAGTTTTCACGGTAAGTGATCGCCTCCTGTACCGTCTTGCAGCCATACGCTGACAGGTAAGCAAACCCACGCAGGCTTTGCGCCACGCTCAGCAACTCAGTCGCA